TGTATCTATTATTAGCACTAAGAGCAATTTGGAACTGGTTGATATGAACTTTGTATGTGTATTATGGGGCGATAAGTATTCACACGAATATGTACAAAAACTTTATAACATGGTGCAAAGAAACACAACTTTGCAACACCGATTTATTTGTTTTACAGACCATGTAAAATTACCAAAACTAGTAGAAGGTGATATAGAGGTCAGACCTTTACCTTTCCATGATTATCAGACATGGTGGAATAAACTACAACTGTTTAGTCCTGAGGCCAATCTAATTGGCCAAACATTGTATATGGACTTAGATGTGGTTATTTTAGAAAACATAGATGATATGTTTACACATGGAGAACCAGATACTTTTAGTATTATTAATAACTTCAACTTATCTACAAAGATATTTAATTCAAGTATTATGAAGTTTAACAATAAGACAGCAACCAATATTATATGGAATGCATGGTTGCAAAATAGAAACGAATTACAAAGAATGCCAGGCGACCAAGATGTAATATCTAAACTGGCATCAAACAATCCTAAATTTAGAATATTTCCAGACGAATGGTCTTTTTCTGCCAAGTGGTTTTCCAGACAGAAACCAAGGTTTCACAAGACAGAATGGACATTTGAAAGAGGTACAGGCAAAGTGGCTGTATTTCATGGTAAGCCAGACCCTCACAATTGTGACCAGGAATGGGTAAAAAACGCTTGGAAATAGCAAAAAAACAATAAAAATCACCCTTCCTTAGCTGTGCGATTTGACGCACCACAAAAAACCCTTGATTTTAAAGGGTTTTTTTATGAAAAAAAAGCAAAAAAAGTGAAAATAACGCTTGCTTATGGTATCCAGCTATGATAGGATATGTGTATATGATAAAGAAAAACATGAAAAAAAGATTAGAAATAGCAAAAAAACGCTTGACAAAAAATCTAATTAATGTATTATATACTATATTAACTACTAACGAAAGGACTACACTATGTCAAAAGTAAAAGAATGGGCTTGGAACGAAGCCGAAAAAGAAGTTGATAAAATTATCAATTATGTTAAACAAAATCTTATTTCTAAAGAACAAGCTAAGATTGATATTCTGAATGTACAGAATGTTGATTTGTGTTCTATTGATGAGTACAATGTTGACGAAGTAATTTACTATGAAACGGCGGCTCAATAATGACACTATTACAACACATTAAAAATATTAACGCTAAGTCACAAAAGTGGATGGATGAAAATCCAGGCAGTTGGGCTGGTATGGTTACTGAAGATATTAAGTATTGGAATGACCAAGGTATTTTTACTGTAGAAGACTATGAAAGAGATAGTCTTATCACAAGCGTGTATGAAATGCACAAAGATGCATATGGTGTAAAAGGTAGACATTACAATTTTGACAAAATGTCAAACAAAGAATTAGAAGAAGAATTAGAACACCTTTGTAAGGTGGCAAACGCAGAAAGAGAAGCCGAAGAGAAATATGAACAGGCTGCTTATCAGGCCTTGCTAAACCAAGTTGCAGAAAATATGAAACTTGGTGCAAGTGACAAAGAAACCGCTATCAAGTGGGTTTTAGAAGCTGAGGGGCTTGCCAATGAGAAAGATTCCAGTTATATTTGTTATTCACTTGGTCTTTCTTATGATAAAGAATACTTATTTAAAACTAAACACTAACAAAAGGATAAACTATGATAATTAATACAGGTGATTATGTTTACACAAAAGATGGTAGAGAAGGAACTATCATCAATATCGGTATCGCTACTGAAAAGAATGATGTAGCGGCCGAGAATGAAACAAGTCTAAACGCAAAAACTTATGATACTGATTTGAACTATGTTGGCGCTATTACATATTCAGGCGACAAAGGTACATATTGGTGTTATTTCAATCAGATTGATAAAGTTGAAGAAAGTGCTGTAAATGGTTAGCCATCAATCAGATTGGGAAAAGAATATAATTGACAATGCAGATAGTTATTGTGTAACTATGTGGCGTCCACTAGGCAAGACCACAAAAACTATTGTAAAGACTTATGATGAAGCGAAAAAACTATATAAAGAAACAATGAAAAGACATACTTCAACATTAGTCTATGCTATTTGTAACAATGATTATGCTAATATAAATCATTTAGAAGATTTTAAAATGAAAGTAACAAAGGTAAAATATGAAATATAATGAAGATAAAATCCTGAAAGAAATAGGTGACTATATTCAATCAACTTATGGTCAACACTATGCTCAGGTACAAGACGGTGTACAAGTCCAAGACTTGTTAAGGTCTTGTGGTATTGATAAAGATTTTTGCCAAGCAAATGCAATCAAATATCTTGCAAGGTTTGGTAAGAAGAATGGCCGTAATCGTGCTGACCTTTTAAAAGCTGTACATTACATTGTCTTATTGATGAACTCCGAGGATGAATCCAATGGTAACTGAATTTGAAACACTTGATAAACTGAATGACGCATTAAACGACCTACAAAACGGTGAGGTCGGTGACGCTGTTGTCACATTGGTAGCACTAAAGAACAAGTATAAGCGTATGTGTGATGAGTTTGACACATGGGCTAATGAGCAGTCAGAAATTGAAGAAAACCGTTTTTTACTTGAAATATGACAAAAAACGAGGCGCCAGGATGCGCCAGGAACGACTTTAAGAGCTGCTCGAAGGTCGGACTATGGTCGAAAAACCATCATTTTTGTCGAAAAGTGCGACATTTTTGACCAGCCACCACGCTTGACAATATATGGCGTTTCTGATAGGATAAACATATATTACTAACTTAATTATGAAAGGACTTATGACAACAACATTTAGATACGACAAAGAGATGCTTTTTAAAGAGTTTGATATTGAAAAACAAAAAGATATTAAACTTGGTAAAGGCAATGACAACAAAGTACATACTAATAGAATTAAATTTCTAAAAGATATGATTGAACTAGAGGCAAAATCGCCTGAAGTTTTTGAATTTGTCAATATCAATTTCAAAAGGCTTTTGATTGCATACGAAAGTCAAAATCCTAGAGAACATTTTTACAAATCAGTATTTGGCAAATCATTTGCTGAAGTACAAGCCGAACAAAGCGGCTATGATGATGTAGAACCAAGTGAGAAAGAAGTAAGAATATAATATGGCAATCATCTATACAAACACCAGTAGCGGCACTTTGAGAAAGAATTTGAAGAAGATGAAAAATCTATCCGATAATCAAATTGCTAAATTCAAAGAAGACCACCGTTTGTATAACAAACAGATGAAACAAAAAGGCCTACATGATATGATGTTGTCATTTGACGATTATGTAAAATACAGATTTGGTAGATTAAAAACCAGAACTGTACATGTTGTAGGCACATATGAGCATGATACAGTTTACCGTAGAGAAACACCGAGTTATCCTAGTGCAGAAACAAAACTAGGTAATGGCGGTACTATTGACCACAAAGAAAGACAGGAGCGATTAGAAATATCAAAACAGTATTCTATTGTTCCTGCCTACAACAAAGGTCCTTACATGGTCGTTGGTAAAGAGGACTTAAAAACTGCTGGGAGAAAAGTATGAAGAAACTATTAGTAATAGCGTTTGTATTATTTGGTACAAGTGCATTAGCTGAAGAACAAAACTGGTTTCAGAAAGAATGGTCTGAAATCGTTGAGTTTCAAAAAGTAAATTGGCAACAAGGTAAAGACCAACTTGCTGATAACAAGTTACAAATTCAAAACTTATTTCAAAAGGTGAAAGAGTATGTATCACAAGATTAGTGAATTTTGCGATAAGATTGATGGTATAAAAAAAGATGCCGATAGGCTCCGTGAAATGAAATACGGAGCCAATAAGGCAAACACGGTTGAAATTGATAACTTGATACAACAAATACAAAGTGATTGTTATATCATATCGCAAGACAAAGGAAATTATGAAAAAATTGACCCTACTGATATTGCTGACGATACTTGTTAGTGCTTGTAGTACAAATAGGTCACAAGTAGGTGCAGTAATGGGTGGTACAACATCAGCAGCTACATGTGCTCAGTTTACAGGAGAGCCAGCCGCTATTGCAATTTGTACAATGGGTGGTGCATTTGTTGGTGCAGATATTATGTACAATTCAGATTATGATGTACACAATGCCGTCTTTGTAGACCATTTAAACAACGGTCCTGCCGGTTCAAGTTATACAAACTGGTACAATCAAAAGACAGGTAATTCAGGTATTATTAAGACCACTAGGTCATATATGGTAGAAACAATCAAATGTAAAGACTATGACGCAACGATTGATATTACCAATCAGTGGCCGTTAGTTGGTCTTGGTGGTGTAAATAGACGAATGGTGTTTGGTACTGCTTGTCAGTTGCCAGACGGAAAGTGGGTAGAAAAATAATGACAAATAGTGAAGTGAGAACAAAAATAGAACAATTAGAGAACGAAATCAAAGAGTTAGAGGTTGAAAAAGAATTGACAAATAGTCAGGAAAAGCTTGACAATTTAGATAATATGATTTATAATACACAGGATAGTATTAAAAAATTGAGAAATTATGTTTGACCCTCAACAACATCAAAAAATTATGCGTTATCTTACATGGACTTTTATATTAATTGTATTCATGTTGATAACTGGCATTGCCATTGCATCTGAAAAGGTGTATCATAGTAAGATAAAACCAGTTAATCCTGAAGAAGTAAATGGCCAGTTTTGTTATATCAAAGTCGTTATCAAACAAAAAGGTGACGAAATTATTAAAGAAGAAATTTTGGAGTGTGCAGACGGAAGAAATAGATTTGACGGTCCTAGTTATTGGGAACTATTTGCTCAATTCTATTATAGAGATGTTAGCACGCCAGAATATTGCAGGTACTATTCTAGGCCTGGACATGCTTTTAAGTCGTTCGGAAAAGTGTGTATGAACAAGGACGGTGAATGGGAGGCTAGATAATGATTAAGAATATAATTATTGTCGCTCTGGTAATTTTTGTATATCAACAAACAAGCATGACGGGAGAAGACATTTTTGCCTTTCTTCAATCCACGCTTGACAAATTACAAGAATTACTGTATATTATGAAAGAGAAGGTATAATATGAACAAATATGTGAAATTAGTTGGTGCAGTGAGTATGGTTGCCTTATTAGGTGCATGTTCTAGTACCAATTATACAATCAAAAAAGAAAAGGCAGACAGTTTAAATGTCGTACCTAACTGGTACATGGCAGACATTAACGAAACAGACGCTTGTGACTTAGATACAAATATTATCGGTCAAGTTAAAAAGGCAGATAAGAATAAACAATGTATCTATGGTGTTGCAACTGCTGTATCGCCAGACTTACAACTTGCTATAGAGAAAGCAAAGATGTATGCTAAGTCTGAAATGGCCGACATTATTATGGGTAAGATGAATAAAGAATCCAAACAATTCATAACTGAACTTGGTAAAACAGAAAAGAAAACTGTTGTATCTGAGGTAGAAAGTGTATTAGTTAATTCTATTAAGAATACACCGGTGAGAGGTTATGAAATCTTTGCTCAGGATGTAACTTTGACAAGTGCAGGTTATTATAGAGCATGGATTGGTTTGAGATTGCCTTTAGGTGAATATAATAAAATGTATAATTACAATATAGAACAGGCTGTTGATGCATATAACTTAAAAGATAAAGCTCAAACAGCGTTTAAAAATGTAATGGAAAGTGGTAACAATGACAATCCAGATATACAGTAAACCTAATTGTGTTTTCTGTGACAAGGCAAAAGCTTTGGTAAAAAACCTTGGAATGACATACGAAGAAAAGGTATTTGGTAAAGATTTTACTACACCAGAAGAACTGTATGAGGCAGTTGGTAAACAAGTAAGAACCATGCCTCAAATTAAAATTGATGGTGAGTTAATTGGTGGTTATAATCAATTAGTAGAATACTTTAATGACAAAGGTAAAGTTAATTTCAAAGGTGAAGTAATAGATGGCTGATGATAAAATCGTACTGTTTCCAACAGACAGAATTAAAAACAAAGAGAATATTGGTGCAACTAATCCAAAAGAGCATCAAAAATTAGTCGAAGAACAGACTAAAGAATTTGTTGAGGGAACAGTAGATGACATTGCCTATACACTTTTAGATAAATTTCTAAATGCAGGTATTAAAACAAAAGAAGATACTTTTATGAGAGACCTTTCGCTAGTAATTGATAGTATTAGAGGTCTAATCTATAGAGATTTTAAAAAGTATCATCCGGCTCAAGCATTGGCCGACAAAATGGTTAATATAAAAGTACAACGAAACGGACAAAAGAACGCAAAGTTGGATTATAGTAAAGTGATTGACACAAAACATAAACCACATAAACCTTTGTCTGAAGATGTACAAAAAGAGGTAAAAGATTTATCTGATATGGACGGAGTTGAGTTTATACCAGACTTTGACCCTAACAATGATAATTAGAGAATTCGGACAAGCCAACTACAGATGTACGCTTGCCTTGTCGAATAGTGGCGACTTAACGCAATTGAAAGGAGTATCATTATGATACAATTTATTATGAACATGTTTAAACATAAAGGAGACGACAACATGGCTAGAACTAAACTAAGCAAAACTGAAAAGGTAAGAAATCTTTTCTCTAAAGGTCAATCTGTTACTTGGAAAACTCTAAGAAGCAAGTTTGATTTAACTTCACCTGCTTCAATGGTAGGTAAACTTAGAAACGAAGGTATGATGATTTATGAAAATAGAACATCAACTGGTGTTTCTTATAGAGTTGGTGCGCCATCAAAAGCTGTAATCGCAGCTGGTCAAGCCGCTTTATTTGGTGCTCAAGGTTATTCTGCTAACGCATAATTAATCTTAACCAATTTGGTAGGGGTCAGACCGTTAGGCAGACCCCTGCCATAACTTTTAGAGGTTTGAATGACAAAGTATTATAAAATATCACCAAAGTGGAAAAAGTCCATTTACGAATATCAAACATTTAGAGATGAAGACAAAGGTGTTTCTTGTGAAACTGAAGAAATGTACCGTTGGGGTCATTGTATTTTAAAAGTTGAACATGATGAAGAATTACAAGATATAATTGGTGATAAAGATGATGACCGAAATGAATTTGAATTTGACCATACAATGGTAGAAGACCAAGAGGTTGATGACCAATGCTCTTTTTATTTTAATGATGTAAAAGGAATGAGTGTTGAAGAATTAGAAGAAAAATATGATGAAGAAGGCCACGATTATTTACTAGATACTTTTGGAGAACCACACGATTTTTATACCGTATATCACGGTGAACTTGAAGTAAAGGAAGTTACAGATGAGTGGCAAGGGAAGTAAACAAAGGCCAACTGACAAGTCTAAGTTTGATGTAAACTATGACCGTATTTTTGGTAATACCGAAAATTACAAAAGAAATGTAAGAACTTTGGCTGAAAACGCAAAAGATAAAAGAATGACCAGAAAGGTCGATACTTATGAATATGAAGATTTAGAAACCTGTATTAAAACAGACCAGGTGCCAGAAGCTGAAATTGCAGAACTCTTTACCGACAAAGACTTTTATAAATGGTACGCAAAACGAAACTTCTAGTGCGTATAAATAGTAATACTGAATGACAAGGAGAAATTATGGTTACACAGAATCCAAACATAATGAGTAAAGCCGCTATGACAGCTATGTCAAGTACATCTGGCTCTGGCGATATACTCTTATCAGAAATCTTAACTAAAGTTAATAACGCAAAAGATAAACCTAAAAAGAAGGCTGTATTGCAACAGTACGATACGCCTGCTATGAGAATGATACTCAAAGGTGCATTTGATCCTAATATTAAGTGGTCTTTACCGACAGGTACACCACCATATATTGCTAATGAGGCACCAAAAGGTACAGAACACAGTTTATTAAAAAATGAGAGTAAACGACTATGGCATTTTGTCCAAGGTGCAGATAATGACACCACAAAGACACAAAAAGAAACCATGTTTATTCAAATGCTTGAAGGTTTACACCAGGAAGAGGCAGAACTCTTAATTGGTGTAAAAGATAAAACACTTAATAAAAAATACAAAGGTTTAACAGCGGCTTTAGTGAAAGAAGCATACGATTGGAACGACAATTTTATGCAAAACGAGAACAAGTAGAGAACATTTGGTGTGACAAAAGTGTCACACCCTCTACAAATCGTTGATTTTACTTGCTTTTTATTTTAAAAAAAAGTGAAAAAAGTGCTTGCCTATAGCCCCCTTTTAGTGTATTATATAAATATAAATGATAACAAAAGGATACATTATGAAAAAAGTGATTTTGACAGTAGTTGTGGTATTAGTTACCGGTTTTGGTATACTAACAAGTGCCATAACGAAGGCTAAAGCAGGTGAGTACGAAACGGCCGTTATTGGTCATATCATTACAAACTCATCCGAAATAGATAAAGAGAAATTATTTGAAGCAGAAATGGCCAAAATTGGTCATAAGTATGCATTAGAAATGGTTTCTGTTATGCAAGAATACTTACCAGCCATTATTGATGGTGCAATGGCTGACCTTAGATTAAAACTTGACCAACAATATAAGTGTGAATTGCTAGGTGACACGAAAATTGCTGATAAAGAATGTCAGTAATGGAAATATTAGAAATGATAGAAGCGTTTGTACCATACGAAGTTAAAATGATAATTTATGTTGGTACTATAATGTACCTTTATTTAATTTTTAAAGAATATAAACATGGCAAAAAATAAATCAAAGAAATTTCAGGACGGTGTTCCAGAAATACCCTTTACATATGACTTTTACCTTGTGTATTGGGAGGATATTCAATCAGATGCTGGTTGGAAAACGCTAAAAGAAATTCAAAACATGAAACCTGCTATTTGTGTATCAACTGGTTGGTTGGTAAAGAACGATAAAAAGGTGCATGTGTTGATGAGTGACTACAATTATGATGATAATAATGAACTTGCAGATGGTGGTAACACAACAGTTATACCAACTAAGAATGTTATTAAGAAATTCAAAATTGCAGATTTATAATAAACTAACTGAGAGAGGACTATATAATGCAGAAGCGAAAAGTAAAAGAACTAGACCATCATTTAAAATCTATCATTGATGGTGTACCAGAAAGTATCACAAACTTCCGTGATAACAAACTAGAAAGTAAGATGACTTACTATACTGGTAATTGGGCAACAGATGTGATGAACAATTACACAGAAAAGCAATCAGAAAAAATCTTTAAGAAAATGGCTAAGATTATGGATGACCCCAAACTTGCCTTTTTTCAAAAGAAGAATAAAGATATTCAGATTGGTACATGGTCAGAATACGGTGAACAGGCACCTGAAACCATCACAAGTTACGAATACATTGTGATGAGAAAGAGAGGCTAAATGAAGGCATTTTGGCACGATACAAAGGTCGTGTTAAATACATTGGCCTTTGTCTTTGTTGTTGGTGCAATATCAACAATGATTTACCTCTATCAATCACCATATGCTTTAGAGGTTAAAGCAGATGAACCTATAAAGATAGAAAAACCTAACTTTGAACACAATAGTAATCAAACATTTTTAGATGATGTAAATAAGTGCGTTGATTATATTTACCATAACACTTCAGATATATTTCCTGTAAATAGAGAATTGTTACTGGCTCAGGCCTCTTTAGAAAGTGGTTGGGGTACAAGTAGATTTGCTAGAGAAGGACATAATCTATTTGGTATGAGAACATATGATTTAAGAGAACCACATATGTTACCTTCAAATAAACCTAAGAAGTGGGGTGTGAAAGTATATGAACATGAGTGTGATAGTGTTTTACATTATATTAACACACTAAATAATGGTACAGCTTTTAGTAAATACCAAGAGTTGAGGGATAACGGAGAAGACGACCCTATAAAACTTTTACATACTCTGGAAGCATATGCCTCCGACAAAGATTACTTTATAAAGATAGAAAGAATAATCAAAAAGATTAGAAGTGAGTATGTGTTAAATTATATAAGAGATTAAGATGTTTACAATACTAATAACTTTTCTAAGTGCCATTTCTATATCTGCTATAGCGGCAGGTTATTCTATTATAGGTTTGGCTACCTTATTCGCAGGTGCAACTATGCCTATTATTGCAATGGGTAGTGCCTTAGAAGTTGGTAAACTTGTAGCCGCCAGTTGGCTCTATAATAACTGGCGTAACAAACTTGTACCTAAAACACTAAAAACTTATCTTACATTTGCCGTAATTATATTAATCTTTATTACATCTATGGGTATCTTTGGTTTCTTATCAAAGGCACACCTTGACCAAGTGCAACCTACATCAAGTAACAATATTAAAATAGAACTTATTGACAAACAGATTGGCCAACAACAACTTATTATAGACAGGTCTACAAAGACCTTAGACCAGTTAGATAAAGCATTAGATGTTTATATTGACACTGAATATGTAACTAGAGGTCTTAAAGAACGAGAAAAACAGGCACCAGAAAGAGAAGCATTACAAAGTAGTATTAACAATGCAAGTGATAAAATTGGTGAACTTACAGAACAAAAATCAATATTACAATTAGAACAAGATAAGATAGAGGCTGAAGTTGGTCCTATTAAATATATTGCAGAACTAATTTATGGTGATGAGGCGAAAGACCATTTTGATGAAGCTGTAAGGTGGGTTATAATTGCATTGATATTTGTATTTGACCCATTGGCTGTATTACTATTGATAGCGGCCAATATTTCGTTAAGGAGTAGAAAAGTTGAACAACAATCTGAAAGAGAAAAAGAAGAAGAGGATAAGCTCGAACTCGCAAGTCAGGAAAAAGAGAAAGCTAACAAAGAAGCTGCTAACGCAAAAGCTAGAGCGAAAAGAACACGAGATAGAGAAAAAGTTTACAAAGATTTTTTTAGAAAATTAGGTCAACGAGATTTAAAAAACCGTGATTACGAGAAGTTTTTTAGAGAAATGGGTACAGCAGAATTAAAGAAATTAGGTTTGGATCCAGACGAAATACGAATAAAGTTAGACCAGATAATGGAGTGGAATGACGGTCCGGCTGCGACAAAAAGCACACCGAAGCGTTATTTAGAGGTTGACAATGTTAAGAAATAATGTTATACTGTAAGTATTATGATGACAATAATAGATATACAAAGATTAACCATGACAAGTCTAACACATTTGACACCAGACCAAATTAGAAGACTTACAAATGCCGAAAATGCATGTAAGAATTCTATGTCAGATTGGGGTAAAGATTTTTGGTTTAATATATTTCAAACATTATGCAAGAAGTATGACGCTATGGAATACTTCAGAAAGGTGATACACTAATGAATATATTTTACTTAGATAAAGACCCAATTGTGGCAGCTCAAATGAGTTGTGACAAACATGTGTGTAAGATGATTGTAGAAAGCGCTCAGATGCTATCTACAGCACACCGTATGATTGACGGTACAGAATACACAGATAAGACAAAAGCAGGCCGTAGAATTAAAAGATGGCGACATCCTAATTCTAACATGGAACATACACTGTACAAGGCATGTCACACAGGACACCCTAGTACATTATGGGTTATGGAAAGTGCCTACAACTATCATTGGTTATACAAACACATGATGGCGTTGAACACAGAATTTAAAATGAGATATGGTCATATACTAGACCACAAAACAATTCAATTGTTAGAAGGTGCTTTGATGTATCCGCCTAAAAATATCTCACTAAATAAAGTTGCAACAGAACCAACACCAGCAATGCCAGACTATTGTAAGATTGCAGGTGATAGTGTTGCAAGTTATCGAAAGTATTACATTTTCGAGAAACAAAGATTTGCCACTTGGAAAAGTCCGGCAAGTGTACCAGAATGGTACATAGATGGTGTACAGAAAGCACAAGAACAATCGTTAATTTAGGAAGGAACATATAAATGGACGAATATAATAGAGAAAATATGATAGAAGCTATTGTTGACCACGCAAAAGGTCACATTGCAAAACACAAAATGAATGTTGAAATATATCTTTCAAATGCAGCTGGTGTCGGTGAACATCCTGATGTTTTAGAGGCAGTTGAAAAAGAACTAAAGGTTATTGCAGAATACAATGACCAACTTGAAGTAATTAATAAATACTTTAAGAAGAAAGACCCATTTAAACCGAATGAATAAAATTATTGCTAAGATAGGAAGCTATCACAGTAGATTTTTTGCTTATGTATCAAACAAAGCCAAAACATCTAAAATATGGGCAATAGTTTTATCATTACTAGTAGTATATGAACTGATAGAACATATTGTATATCCTATCTTAGTACCATATTTACTATACTTAAATTTTTGGAGTAAATAATGCCAACATACGATTTTGAAAACACCAAAACTGGTGAAGTAACTACTGAAATGATGAGTATTGCTGAACTAGATGATTTTAAAGCAAAAAATCCACACATGAAACAATTAATTACAAGAGTTAATATTTCTAGTGGTGTTGTTGGTGTTGGTAGTATGAGGAATGATAATGGTTGGAGAGAAATGCAAAGTAGAATTGCAGAAGCCCACCCAGCATCACCCTTTGCTGACCAATTTGGTAAAAAATCAATTAAAGAGGTTAAAACGAAGCAGGTCATAGAGAAGCATAAAAAACGACAGGCCGCTCAACGAAAAGGAAAATAATATGGCAGATATACCAGATTATATGAGAGGTTTTGATTTAGATGAAGACTTTGGAATTACACCAGTAACAAAGCCGGCTGAAAGTCAGCCTTCTATTGACCCAAGCGTTATTGAAAACTCAAACTTAGAACTATCTAAATTAAATTCAGATGTATCATCTATTAAAAGTATGATGAATGAAATTATGCAGATTGTGGCCGAAAAAGAAACTATTACTGAAGAGGTCAACAATGAGGCATACGAAAGTAGATTAAAAGATTTAGAAAAGGTAATCTTACCGTTTCTATATAACTTAATGAAGAGTGACGAGCCATATATTCATTGGCCAAATAGAGCACCAATCATTAAGGCACAGATTGAGAAAATCCTAAAACTCACAAGGGGGTAAAATGGATGCAAAGACAAAACATAAGCAGTTGAAAAAAGAAGTTAACGAACTTGAAAATCAACGAGCTGAAAACAGGTCTTCTACATTATGGTCAAAAATTAAAGAGATGAAAAAACTCAAATTAAAGGCAAAGGAAAAACTACATGCAATCAAATTACGATAAATGTTTAGAAACTATTTTACA